TGCCGGCTCCTCGACAAGCCGAACCCGTGGCTCACGCCGTGGGAACTGTGGTACCTCACGGTCGTGTACCTCGAACTCACCGGGAACTGCTTCTGGTACGTCGCGCCGCAGTCGGTCGGCGACACGCGCCTGAGCGCGCCGGGCGAAATCTGGATCGTGCCGACGCCGTGGGTGCGTGTGGTGCCCGACCGCGAGCGGTTCGTGAGGGCGTACGAGGTCGCCGCGCCCGGCGCGCGGGGCGAGACGTTCGCGCCGGAGGAAATCGTTCACCTGAAGTACCCGAACCCGCTCGACCCGCACTACGGCCTTTCGCCGCTGCAAGCGAACGCGCTCACCGTGGACGCGAACACCGAACTGCTGCGGTCGCGGTTTCAGACGTTCAGCGCCGGGCAGCGGCCGGGCGTCGTGCTGCACACCGACCAGACGCTAAACGACGCGGCAGTGTCGCGGCTCGAAGAGACGATCACCGCGAAGTTCGCGGGGCGCGACAACTGGCACCGGCCGCTCGTGCTCGAACAGGGGCTGAAGGCGAGTCCGTGGACGCTCACGCCCGCGGAGATGGACTTTCTCAACTCCGCGAAGATGACCCGCGACGAAATCCTCGCGCTGTTCCGTGTGCCGCCGCCCATCACCGGCCTCGTGGAGAACATGGGCTTGGGCGCGGACATCTGGTTCGGCGCGCGGGTGATGTTCTGCGAAGGGACGATTCAGCCAAAGCTCGACCTGATCGGCCAAGTGCTGACGCGCGACCTCGCGAGCCGCTACGGGCCGGACGTGGCGGTGTCGTTCGCGGACTGCTCGCCCCGCAACCAAGACCAGCGCCGCAAGGACGACGAGGTCGATGCGCGGTTGGGCCTGCGCACGTTCAACGAGATCCGCAAGGGCCGCGGGCTGGAACCGTTCGCCGACCCGCGCTTCGATCAGCCGATTCTGCCCCTTGAGCTGTCGCAGGGGACAGGGGGCAGGGGACAGGGGACAGAAGGCGAGGAGCCGTAACGCATTCCGCTTCTTGTCCTCTGCCTTCTGCCCTCTGTCTGTCCCCTGCCCCCTGTCCCCTGACCCCTCGGAGGTTCCATGTCCCCGTCGATTCGGGCCGATCCCGGCGCGCGCACGCTCAGCGTGAGCGCGTCCCAGATGCGCGTGCGCAGCGTCATCACCAGCATCGAGCCGGACCGGGCCGGCGATGTGGTGGTTCCCACCGGCCTGCGCAACCGCGACGAGTACCTGATGAACCCGGTGGTGCTCTGGGCGCACGACCGGGTGCGGGTGCCCCCCATCGGTTCGTGCGAGTGGCTCGACGTGCAACCGCGGCGCGTCGTCGCCGAGACGCGGTTCGCGGAGGGCGTGCCGTTCGCGGAAGACCTGTTCCGCCTGTACGAACAGGGCGTGCTCCGCGGCTGGTCAATCGGGTTCGTGCCGCGCGTCGCGCGCCGCGTGCCCCGCGCGGACGGCCGTGCGGCGCTGCACGTCAGCGAGTGGGAGCTGCTGGAATACTCCGCGGTGCCGATCCCGGAGCACCCCGGCGCTCTCACGGTCGCGCTGCAAAAGGGCGCGGTGCGCGACGCCACCCTGCGCGAACTGCTTCTGCGCATCCCCGACGACCGCGGCGGGCGCTTCTGGCGCGCCGCGGACGTGATGAGCGAGTTGCTTTCGTAGGTCGCGGTCGAGCGGCGCTTCGCCGCGAGGCACGACGGCGTGAAGACTGTCCGTTGCTCGCTTGCGTCCTTCGCGCGTCCACTCACGCAAGCGCTTCTCGTGTTCGCTTCCGGTCGTCGGGCCTCGCGGCGAAGCGCCGCTCGACCGCGACCTACAAACCCATCGAGGTTCCCCATGTCCACCGTTGCCGAAGTGCCGGCCGACAAGTTCCAGTCCCGCGACGAGCTGGTTTCGTTCATCGAGCAGCAGGCCGCGACCGCGGTCGAGAAGGCGGCCCGCGTGGAGCGCCGCGTGCCGTGGGCCACCAGCGGCCCGGTGTGCGCCGACTCCGCCGGCTACAGCGTCCTGAAAGCGGCCGCCTACGCGCTCGGGTTCGTCGGCCCGGAGTACGCGAAGGAGGAGATTCACGCGCACCAGCAGCTCCGCGACCTGTACGCCGGCTACGGGTTCGCGCCGCACCACGGGCAGCAGTCGTTCCTCGTGCCGCTCGCGTCGGCGCACCTGCCCGCGTTCGAGCCGCAGGGCCGGCGGCTGCGCGACGAGTTGCACCAGAAGATGACCGCGCACGCCAGCAAGTTCGACCCGGACGAAGCGGACTGGATCGGCCGCCGCATGCACCGCAAGGCGCTCGGCACCACGCCGGACACCGCGGGCGGGACGATGGTGCCGCTGCCCATGCTCGGCGAACTGATCGACTTGCAGCGCAGCCTCGAAGTGTTCGCGACCGCCGGCGCGCGGGAAGTGGCGCTGCCGCCGAACGGCCGCGTGCAGTTCCCCAAACTCACCGCGGCCAGCACCGCGTACTGGGTGGGCGAGGGCAGCGCGATCACCGAGAGCCAGCCGACCACCGGCAACCTCGACCTGCAAGCGAAGAAGCTCGGGGTGTTCGTGAAGCTCAACAACGAACTGCTGCGGTTTGCGAGTCCGAGTGCCGAGGGGCTGGTGCGGCTCGACATGGCGCGGGCCGCGGCGCTGAAGGCCGATCTCGCGATGCTCGAAGGGACCGGCGGCACGCAGATCAAAGGCGCGATCACCTACAGCGGCATCGCGACGCACACCGCGAGCACCACCGGCGCGAACGGCGACACGTTCACGCCCGCGGACGTGGCGCTGATGGAGAGCAAGTTGCCGGACGCGGTGGAAGCGCCGACCGCGTGGGTGATGCGCAAGGCGATGTTCGCGGCGCTGATGAACCGCCGCGCCGACGCGGTGAGCGCGAGCGACGGGAAGGGCGCGTTCCTGTTCCGCGACATGCGCTCGGCCGCGGTCGGCCCGCCGGCGGAACTGTACGGCACCCGCGTGGTGCGCTCGGCGCAGGTGAGCGCGACGCGCACGAAGGGCAGCGGCACGAACCTGAGCTACGTGCTGCTCGGGCACTTCCCGGATTGGATCGTCGCGCGGATGGGCGTGATGGAGTTCCTCGCGAGCGGCCTCGGCGACACGGCGCTCCAGAACGACATGACCTACCTGCGCGGCATCCAGCACATCGACGCCGGCCCGCGCCACGCGGCGAGCTTCGTGCTGTGCGACCAACTGCTGGTGGCGTGATTCTTCTCGGCGAGCGGCGCGACGTCAGTCCGCCGGTTCTTCCTTCGTGGAACACCGGCGGACTGACGTCGCGCCGCACGCTTTCAACACACAAGGAACCCAACGATGGCGACTCACATTTCGGACCTCGCGGCGGCGGTGGCGGTGCTCGCGGCGGTGGTGCCGCAAGCGCCCGGCGGCGCGCTCACCGGCGGCGCGCTGGACATGCTCGACGCCGACGGCGAGTGCTTCGCGGTGCAAACGGTCGGTGCGTTCGAGACCGGCCCGACGTGGACCGGCCGCATCGAGCAATCGGCGGACGCGAGTTCGTGGGGCACCGTGGCGACGTTCGCCGCGGTCACGGGCGCGAACAACACGCAGACGATCCGGTTCGCGCGCACGGCCCGCTACCTGCGGTTCAATTCGAGCGTGACCGGCGGCAGCCCGGACATGACGTTCGCGGTGCTCGTCGGCCAAGCCCGGAAGACGTTCTAACGCGAGGGGACAGGGGTCAGGGGACAGGGGACAGGAGACAGGAGACAGCGTGCGGCACTCGGTCTTCTGTTCCTCGTTTCCTGCCTTTGTTTCTGGTTTCCGACTGTCCCCTGTCTCCTGTCCCCTGTCTCCTGTCCCCTGACCCCTTCTGACTGTCCCCTGCCCCCTATCTGACTGTCCCCTGTCCCCTGCCCCCTGACCCCTCATTCCAAATGCTCACCACCGTTACCGACATCAAGAGCGCGCTGGCGATTGCCGGGACCGGCGACGACGCGCTGCTCGAGCGCATCCTGAACGGGGCCGACGGCTACATCGAGGCCGTGACCGGGCGCGACTTCGCGGGCGGCACGTTCACCGAACTGCACGCGGGGAATCGCGCCGCGCTGTTCCTCGCGAACTTCCCCGTGAGCGCCGTTACCAGTTTGAAGGTCGATCCGGCGCGCGCGTTCGGGGCCGAGACCGAGCGCGCCGCGGACACGTTCGTGCTGCACGCGGCGCGCGGCGTGGTCGAATCGCTCACCGGGCCGTTCGTGCCCGGCGGGCGCGCGCCGAGCACCGTGCGCGTCGTGTACACCACCGCGACCGGCGCGGTGCCGCACGCGGTGCAACAGGCGTGCGCGCAACTGGTGGCGCACTGGTACCGGCAGGTGAAGACGTTCGACGATCAGCAGTACCAGATGCTGATGGCGCGCGGCAGCGACGCGAAGGAGTGGCCGTGGAGCCTCGTGAGCGGGCTGAAGGTTCCGCCCGCGGTGGCGCAGTTGCTCGCGCCGTTCCGCGTCCCGCCGGTGTGAGCTGGTTTCGTGAATCGCGCCGGTTTTTTCTCGCGTACAATCGCGCGGCGCGTAGAATTCGCGCTCGTTCACGCCCGGCTCGCTCGCCACCCATGCCGCTCTCGCGACGACTCTCGACCCGGTTCGCGCGCCCGCTGTTGGCGCTCGCGGCCGCGTTCGCGCAGCTCGTGGCGGCGACCGGCGCGCCGCTCCCGGCCGCGCCGAAACAACCCGATTCGCGCGCACGCGCCGACCTCGCGCCCGCCAACCCGGTGGGTTCCTGCGGGGTCGGCGCGTGCTGTTGCGCGCCGGTCGCGGCCGAACCCGCGTGCGGGTGCCGCGCGCCGAAGCCCGTGCCGCAATCGGTCGTGTGGGTCGGCGGCACCTTCCAGCAGAAGTGTCACGATTTCCCGATGGCCGCGGGGCTGTTGAAGTTCGAGTTCCTCGCCGCGCCCGCGTGCGCAGCGGTTTCACTTCCCTCGCCGGGGCGCGCGTTCGCGCCGGCGTCTTCGATCTCACTTCCGCGCACGGCGTCCTAACCGCCGGTGCCCCCTCCGAAGCTCCCCGTGATGTGATCGCGCGCGCCCGCGCGCACGTGCAACACCGTTCCGTTTCCGGCTGCCACCGGTCGCGGAGTTCGTCGCGCTCTCACTCACAACCGGAGCCACACCGTGCGGACCGCCAAGAAGGGTTTCACCCTCATCGAATTGCTCGTCGTCATCGCGATTATCGCCATTCTCATTGGGCTGCTGTTGCCCGCCGTGCAGAAGGTGCGCGAGGCCGCGGCGCGCATGAAGTGCAGCAACAACCTGAAGCAGATCGCGCTCGGGATGCACAACTACGAGAGCGCCCGCGGGAACTTCCCCGGCTTGGGCGGCGAGGCGAACGGCACCATCGGCCAAGCGTCCGCGTTCTCGCCGCTGGCGAGCGTGCTGCCGTACATCGAACAGGCGAACCTCGGCAACCTGATCGACTTCAACCGGCCCGCGGTGCTCGGTCCGCAGTTCTTCCGCGGCATCATCAACCCGGCGCACGACGCGGCCGCGGCGACCAAAGTGAACCTGTTCCTGTGCCCGAGCGACGGGCAGACGCCGGAGTTCACGGTCACCGATACGCTCGGCTATCGCGCCGCGGCGACGCCCGCCGGCGGGCCGACGTTCGTGACCGCGGGCACGAACTACGTGTTCAACATGGGCACCGCGAGTGCGGGCCTCAGCCCGCGCGCGTTCGCGTACTACGACTCGCAGTTCCAGACCGACGGCATGTACTGGTACGGCTCGCGCACCGGGTTCCGCGACCTGACCGACGGCACCTCGAACACGCTGATGGCGTCGGAAAGTCTGCTCGGCACCGGGGCGAACGTGAGTGCGGCGACCGCGCCCGGCGTGCCGGTTCGGCACTACGCGGGGTTGAACACGAGCGTTTTCCTCGCGGGCGGCGCGCCGACCGGCGGTTGGCTGAACGGCGGCGCGCTGGTGGTGGGCCGGCCGAGTGAGTGCGACGGCGGCACCCGCAACTGGACCGGGAACCGCGGGAGCACGTGGTTCTGGGGCGGGCGCGACTGGAACGTGGTGTTCAGTACCGCGCTGCAACCGAACGACGCGCTGCCGGACTGCGGCGCGCACGGGCGCGGGTACTTCGCGGCCCGGAGCAACCACAGCGGCGGCGTGAACGCGGTGCTGTGCGACGGCAGCGTGCGGTTCGTGCGCAACGGCGTGAACCTCGCCACGTGGCGGGCCGCGAGCACCCGCAACGGCGGCGAAGTGCTCGGCAACGATTTCTAGCACGAAGCGCCGGCGAGCGGCGCGACGTGAGTCCGCCGGTAGAGCAACACGACCTCAGCGCGCAACACGCATTTGAGTTGTTTTGCTCTACCGGCGGACTCACGTCGCGCCGCTCGCCTTTCGTCAATCTGTGTCGGTCGCCGCGAGTAGCGCGACCGTGCGCCGGTCGGCCCGCACGCAAATCACGCCCAAGTTGAGTTGCTCGATCACATCGAACCATGCGCTCCCGCCGAACGAGAACCACTCACAGCGCTCCACTTCGCGCGCCACTTCGTCGATGCTTGCCTCTGGTGCGCAGCCGGCGAGCGCTCCTAGCGACTGCCACGCGTGAAGACGGCCGTACGCACCGAACTCGCCTCGCCCGTACGCGCCGCCACTTTGCGTCGCACCGAACAGCGCGCCGAGCGTGTTCGCGGACGCCATGCGGTTCATATGCCAGTTCGCGCCGGCAATCGAGCCGTTCACCGAAGCCGCGGGCAGCCGCGTGAACCACAACCGGCTCACGCTGCTCGCGGTCAGTTCGCGGTCGAGATGGAAGACGCGCCCTTCGAGCCGGCCGTTGGAATCGGTTTCCCAACTGCGCACCGCTGCGAACACTGGCGATTCCGGTGGGAATTCTTCGTTCGTAATGACGCTCGGAGCGTCCAACGGAACGGCGGTCGCTCCGAGCGCGCTGCCGTAGTCCACTTCGAAGTCGCTGTAACCGCCGTTCGGCGGGAAGTACATGGCGAGCGATGGCAGGAGCGCATCGGTGGGAAGCAAACGCGTCGGGAGCCACGCGAGTGGATGATCGCGCTCCTTCATGCGCGCCGCGTGTGCCACCGCGGCCGGCAGTGCGGCGTGCTCGCGCTCGCGCACCACCAATTCGTGCAGCAAACAGGATTGCTCCTCGAAGGCGCGCGCGTCCGCGGGTTCGGTGAATTCTGGCGGCTGTTCGCGCGCCGAGGCGCGGGCCGCGAGTTCGCGCAGCGCGCGTATGTCGTCTTGGCGCTCCAGTTGCCAGCGGTGGAGGAAGTGCAACGGTGGCACCGGTCCGGTGGAACTGGTGTGTGTCGGCTCCGGTGCGTCTTCCGCCCAAGTGGAGTACCCGGCTGGCGGTACTGGGAACAGGTGCGCGTGACGCGACATCAGCCGCGCAGCGGGCACCACCGGAAGAAGGTGCTGATACAGGCCGTTCACGTACGTCGCGACCGGAAGTGTGGGCACAGTGTCCCACTTCGTCAGTTCCGATAGGAACGCGACCATCTCCGGCGACGCGCGCAGCGCCGCCGCGAGGTCCGGTTCGTCGCGCTCGTCGTACCAGTCGGCGAGCACGAGCCGCGGCGTGTGCTCGGCGGGGTTCGCGAGCGCCGCGGCGAACAGCAGCGCGTCTTCGGTCATGCGAATGTTGTACGCCGTTGGGCGTGCCGCGTTTCGTAGGACAGGCTTCCAGCCTGTCCCGTGTCGCGTTCCGAATAGACGCGACAGGCTAGAAGCCTGTCCTACGGCGCTCGCCGTTGGGCGCGCCGCCCGCGACAATAGCCGCACCACACCGCCGCGAGAGTCGCATGCACCGTCCCACGTTCGAGGAGTTCGCCGCGCTCGCCCGCGGGCACACGGTCGTTCCCGTGTACCGCCGGCTCACCGGCGACGCGCTCACGCCCGTCACCGCGTTCCGCAAACTCGGCGACTCGGACCGCGCGTTCCTCTTCGAAAGCGTCGTCGGGGGCGAGCGCATTTCGCGCTACAG